CTTAAAATAAAAAAGTATTAAACAATGACTGTAGCTGCAACCACTGAACTTGAAGCAATCAATATAATGTTGGCTGCTATAGGAGAAGCACCTGTTAATAGTTTAACAGGGCAAGTTCCAGTTGATGTACGATTAGCACAGTCAACTCTTACTGAAGTTAATAAAGAAGTTCAATCAGAAGGTTGGTCTTTTAATACTGAAATAGATGTAACTTTACCTAGAGATCAGACAACTAAACAAATAACATTATCGACTGACATATTGCGTATAGATGCAAACATACATCAACACCCAACTATTGATCCTATACAACGTGGTTTAAAATTATATGACAGATTAAATAATGTATATGAATTTGAAGAAGATTTAATTTGTACTGTTGTTTACTTTAGATCTTTTATAGAACTTACAGAACCAGCAAGAAGATATATAAACATTAAAGCTGCAAGAATATTTGTTGATAGATTAGTAAGTGATGATGGTCTAAGAACTTATACAGAACAAGACGAAACCAGAGCAAGAGCTATACTAATGGAAACAGATTTATCAAATGGAGATCACAACATACTTAGAGGTGATCCTTCATTAACAAGTGTCTTCGATACTTATTCACCAGCAAACGGATTAATTAGGTAACTATGGCAGTAGTATCAAGAGCAATACCTACATTGTTACGAGGTATTTCTCAAGCTGCTGATTCAACCAAACAAGCGGATCATGCAGACATACAAGACAATGCAAACAGTAATCCAGTACAAGGTCTTGTAAAGCGTTCTGGTACGCAGTTTATTACTAATTTAAGTTCTTCTACTGTAGGTAATGTTCATATACAAACTATAAATAGAGATACAACTGAAAGATATATAGCAATTTTTAGTAATGGTAATGTCAAAGTATATGAATTAGATGGTACAGAAAAGACAGTAAACAAACCTGATGGCACTGCTTACTTAAACACATCAACACCTAGAACACAAATCAAAACAGTAACGATTGCTGACTTTACTTTTGTTGTTAATACAAGTATTGAAACAGCAATGGATACAAGCTTATCTGCTGGCAATATCACTCAAGCTATTGTATTCGTAAACCAAGTCTCAGATAAGACAACTTATTCTGTAACTGTTGATGGTGTTACTGTGACTGATGACACTACAGGAAACTCTACACTTAGTACTAGCACTGTTGCTAATGATTTAGTTACTGGTCTTAACGCTGGTTTGTCAGGTTTTACTATTAATAGAAATGGTCCTGTTATACATATTAAAAAAAATGATGGTAGTAATTTTTCTATTGATGGCAACGATACACAAGGTAATACACAGTTAACAATCGTAAAAGATTCAGTACAAAGATTTACAGACTTACCTACTGTGTCTCCTAATGGATATGTTGTAGAAGTAAAAGGAGATGAATCAACAAACTTTGATAATTACTACGTTAAGTTTGTTACTAATAATGGTGGTGCTTTTGAAGAAGGGCAGTGGGAAGAATCTGTTGAAGCAGGGATAAAATACAAATTTAATTACAGTACAATGCCACACGTTTTAATACGTCAGGCTGATGGTCATTTTAGATTTGCAAGAGTAGATGGAGACCAATATAGCCTTTTAGAAAAAACAGGAACTTACAGTCAGACAGGTACAACAGTTACTATGACGCTTACAGATCATGGTTTTTCTTCGGGAGATACTCTTGAATTTAATTTTCTTGATGGACCTGCTGCTTCTTCTGTATATGTTTATGGTGTATTTACTGTTGCTGTAACTAATAGCAGTACATTTACATTTCAATTTGGTGCTGGTGTAACTAATGGTACAGGTAATGTTAAATTTGGTTTAGCAAGCTACACTTTACCTAAATGGGGAGAACGTACTGTAGGTGATATAGATTCTGCACCCAACCCTTCTTTTATTGGTAACAAAATAAATAACGTATTCTTTTTTAGAAACAGGTTAGGTTTTTTATCTGATGATAATGTAATACTTTCAAGAGTTTCAGAGTTTTTTAGTTTCTTTCCAGAGACAGTTTTATCTGTAATAGATTCAGACCCTATAGACGTTGCAGCTTCACATACAAAAGTTGCTATCTTAAAACACGCAGTCACTATGGGAGAACAACTGATCTTATTTTCAGATCAGACACAGTTTGTTTTAAGTAGTTCAGCAGATAACCTTACACCTAAAACAGCTAACGTCTTGGTTGCAACAGAATTTGAATCAAGTGATCTTGCACAGCCTGTAGGTTCTGGTTCTTCTATTTATTATTTAACAAACAAAGGAGCTTTTGCAGGTGTAAGAGAATATATAACTCAAGAAGACATAGCTATAAAAGATGCAAGCAATATCACTATTCATGTACCAAGACTAATACCAAGTAATATTTTTAAACTAGCTGTCAGTACAAACGAAGATGTTTTGGTTTTAGTAGGTACAGATAATCCAAACAAACTATATATAAACAGATGGTTGTATGGTGATAACTTTCAAAAGATATTAAACAGTTGGGCTACCTTTACTCTTAATCCAGCCAAGTCTATAAAAAATATAGATTTTATTGGTACTGATTTGTTTATGGTTATAGAAGAAGCTAATGGTACAAGTCTAGAAAAACTACCATTTGAAGCTGAATTTAGAGAACCTAATTCAGAGTTTGAATTTCATCTAGATCACAAAGTTACAGAAGCAACAACAGGTGTATCTGTTGCTTATAACGCTACAAATGACGTTACTACCTTTACTATGCCTTACAGATTAAATGGCAATATGTCTGTTATTGGTCGTTACTTAGCTACTGGCGAGACAAGTACTTATGTTGATACTAGAGGTAATACAATAGCTTTGAAAGCAGGGCAGTTAATACAGACTACAAATACTTCTAATGGTTCTACTACAACAATTACAGCTAATGGTGATTATAGAAATAGTAAATTTATTATTGGTGAACCATACACAATGCACTATAGATTTAGTCAACAAAGAATGACAGAAGGTGGTGCTAATAATGCTGGTGAAATAGCAAGTGGCAGATTACAACTACATCATTTCTATATCAAATTTGAAGATACAGGATTCTTTCAAGTAGAAGTAACACCAGAAAATAGAGATACAAGTACACATAAATTCACTGGTCGTTTACTTGGTTCTTCTTCTGCTTCTGTTGGTGAAATTAATCTAGAGACAGGTACATTTAGAGTTCCTATTATGAGTAGAGCCGATAGGGTAGATATAGATGTAAAAAATGACACATTCTTACCAACACAGTTATCAAGTGCAGAATACGAAGCTATGTTTCACATGAGAAGTAGGAGGGTTTGATGGGTTATTTGAGAAAAGCAAATATAGCTGACTTAAATTATGTATGTAAAAACATGAGACAAATGGACAGGATAGAAGCAAGGTATCAAACAGGACAAGATGCAGAAGAAGCTTTAAGACTGTCTTATCTATACGCTGCAAAAAGTCTTACTATTGCAGGTGATGATGACCAACCTATGGGTATATGTGGTGTGATAAGTGATGGTTGTATATTTATGGTTGCTACTGATGAGTTGTTTAGTAATAAAAAATATAAAATACAATTAGTTAGACAAGGTAAACAATGGGTGGATAGCTTGTTGAAAAATTATAAAATCTTATATAATTTTGTATATGCGGAAAACGATTCTGCTATCAAGTGGTTAAAAGCTCTTGGGTTTACTTTTATTAATTATCACGCAAAATACGGAAAAGAAAGTAAACCATTTTACGAATTTCTGAGGATAGCTTAAATGTGTCTCCCTGCTATTGGTACTGCATTAACAGGTGGAGCCTTAACTGCTGGAAGCGGTGCAGGTTTATTTGCTGCGTCTTTAGGTCTTAACTTAGCTACTGGATTGGCAGGTCGGGCAGCAGCACAGGCAGCAGCAGACCAAACATATCAAAGTGCTTTGATTGCTAACAGATCAGCAGAACAATCTTTTACAGCACAACAAGAAGCGACAGCAGCACAATTAAAAGAAACTAGAGCTTCACAAGCACAAGAAAAGTTAGCAAAAACAATACAAGGTTTACAGGCAAAAGGAGCTATAAGAGCATCAGAACAAGCAGGTCTTACAGTAAATATGTTGTTAGCTGATACGGAAAGACAAACAGCAAACATGAGAGAATCTATAAATCAAGCAATGGAATCACAATCAAGACAATATACAAGAGTTGTAAAAGGTCTTGAAGCACAGAGAGATAATAGACGTAATCAACTTCAAAGCAATATAAATCAAGCATATAATCAGATCCCTACGTTGGGTTCGATTATTCTTAATACAGCAGCACAAGGTTTAAGTTCTTTTACTACTCTTAAATACGCTTAACAATGACATCAAGTTTTCAAAGCACAGCATTTCAATCAGCAGCTAGTCCTGTAGATACTTTTGTAGCAGAACCTAGTGTATTGCCAAAAACAAATGCAGAAGAACTTGCTGGTATTTTATCTTCAGTTAACCCTGCACTACAAAATTATTTTGGTGCAGAAATAAATGAAAAGAAACAGGAACAAGAACAACTTGGTATGGAAAAGGTTATGCAAGCAAGCAAGCCTGAGTTGCAACGTATTATTAATCAAGTAAAAAAACAAGATGGCAGTAAGGCAGCTAGACAGTTAGTTGGCGGTAATATGTTTTTTAGAGCAGGGGTAGAGAAACAACTAGCCATTACTTTAGGTAGTATTGCAGAAACAAAAGCTAAAACTTTTTTTAATAACTACACAGTAAAAAAACAGTTAAATGATGGCACAATAATCAACGTACCACTAGAGCAATATAGTGTAGAGTCTCCTGAGTTTCAGACAGCTTTGGGTGAATATAGTTCTACACAGCAAAGTGATGTATCAGGTATTAGATCACTTTATGTAAATAAATACTTTTTACCACAACAAAATCAAGCTATACAAAAAATACATTTATCACATCAAGAAGCACATAATGAATACAACGTACAAAATGCTGAAAATAAAATTAGTGATACTTTAAAAAGTACTTTTTATAAGATAGATGAAAACCAAGAATTGATAGAAAAAGGTATTTTAGAAGTAGAAGAAGGTGAAACAGGTATAGATCAATCAAGACGTATTGCTCAAGATAGTATAAATGAACTTGCTGTAAATGGATTAACTGAATCTGTATCTCCTTCTAAAATGATTGGGATTATAAATGATACAGCTAACAGTATATTTTTGGAATTTGAAGATAAAGGGTTAGATGGTTATGACGAAGTAAAAGATTTCTTAGATTATGCTGGTGAATTAAAAGTAGGGCCACAACAAATCACAAAAGATGGTACTGTAAAACAATCAAAATTAAAAGATTTCTATGAAGACGATATAAGAAAACTAAGAGTTGATTTGCTAAATGCTAGTGAAAAGTTTAGAGAAGAAGAAGAAAGAGAAGCTACCGAAACTAGACAAAAAT